TTGGGTCATACAGTTATAAAAATGCAAGAGCGCAGGGCAAAGAGTAAAGAAATATTTTATGAAGCAGTAGAGTCAGACTTGTTTGTTTGGGTTCACACACACGGCTGGAATACTCCTGGTAGTATGGATATGGTTGATGTCTTAAAAGAATTAAAAAGAAATAGCATACCCACAATGACATATCATTTAGATCTTTGGTTTGGCATTAATAGACAAAAGGATCTTGAAAATGATGGATTTTACAAAAACATTGGACACTTTTTTACAGTAGACAAGATGATGGCAGACTGGTTTAATGAAAACACAAATGTCAAAGGTCACTTCATGCCTCCTGGAGTTTACGATAAGGAATGTTACATACACTCAGACTATAATAAAAAATATTACGATCAAGATGTAATTTTTGTGGGAAGTAAAAGATATCACGAAGAATATAAATTTAGACCACAACTAATAGATTTTCTTCGTGAAACCTATAAAGAAAGATTTTTACATGTAGGCGGAGATGGGGATACTGGAACTGTGCGAGGGGATAAACTGAATCGCATATATGCTCGTAGCAAGATAGCCATCGGAGATACCTTAAATCTTAACTTTAACTATCCTTACTATACTAGTGATAGATTATTTGAAAGCACTGGTCGTGGTGGCTTTACTATATACCCTCGCATCAAAGGGCTTGATGAATATTTTGAAGATGGTAAAGAGATTATATTTTATGAGCACGGTAATCTTGAAGACCTAAAACAAAAAATAGATTACTACATCTTAGATGGATTAACCAGAGAAGAAATAAGGATTGCTGGTCATGAGCGTACTAAAAAAGAACATACATATGTTCATAGATGGGCAAGCATATTAGAAACTCTAAACATAAAATGAAATATTTAGTTACTGGTGGTGCTGGTTTTATTGGATCAAACCTTGTTGATAAGTTAATTAGTCTTGATCATGATGTTATTTGTATTGATGATGAGTCTGCAGAATGTCATGAGCAGTTCTATTGGAATGATAAGGCACAAAACTATAAGTATGATATTTGTGACTATGACTTAATTGCATCACTTTTTAAAGATGTTGACTGCGTATTTCACGTAGCATCTGATGCAAGAATACAGCCAGCAATATTAAATCCTAAAAAATCTATTCAATCAAACGCAGTAGGAACAGCAAATGTTCTTGAACTTTGTAGGATTAATAAGGTAGATAGGCTAATCTATTCAAGCACATCTTCTTCTTATGGTAAAAAGGCTTTGCTTCCAAACCAAGAAACACAATCACCTGATCCACTAACTCCATACTCTGCTGCTAAAGTTTTTGGTGAAAACCTTGCAAGAGTTTATTATAACCTTTACGGATTAAAGACTATATCTCTAAGATATTTTAATGTTTATGGAGATAGACAACCATTAAAAGGACAGTATGCCCCAGTAATAGGACTATTCTTAAAACAATATCATGAGTCAAAACCACTAACAGTAGTTGGTAATGGATCTCAGCGTAGAGATTTTACTCATATATCAGACGTAATAGAAGCAAACATACTTGCATCTGAAGTTGAAAATGGATTTGGTGAAGTATATAACATTGGGTATGGAAGTAACTATTCTATACTTGATATTGCTAATATGATTTCAAATGATATTAAGTTTATCCCGCCAAGAATTGGTGAAGTGCAAGAAACTCTTGCATCTAACGCCAAGTTTAAAGATTTAACTGGATGGATGCCAAAGATATCTCTAATGGATTGGATACAACAATGAAAATAAATTTTGGTTGTGGCAGCATTCAGCCTTCTGACTGGGTTAATATAGATCTTGATCCAGAGTTTAATACTGAGTATAAAGATTTAAAATTAATACCAGACAACTCTTGTGATATTATTGTTTGTCATGCAATAGTTTGTTGTGTTAAGTATCATGATATTGAAAAAGTGTTGTCAGAATTTTATAGAGTTTTAAAACCAGGAGGGGTTGCAAGAATTAGCCTCCCAGACATAGTTTCTGGATTTAATGCATATAAAAATAACAATATTAGTTTTTTCCCTAACTCTGAAGATGACTTAGATAATAGATTTTCTGCATGGCTAACTTGGTATTCACAATCAGCATCACTTTTAACAAGTAAAGCCTTACAATATAAATTAAAGAGCGTTGACTTTGGTAATGTTTCTGAAACAAAATTTAAACAAACAGTATATTCAAATGAAAAAATTTATGAACTTGATACAAGAGAACATGAATTTTATTTTGTAGAGGCAATAAAATGACAGAGATGGTTAAGACAATACTAAATGGAGAATTTGAAATGGTTCTTCCAAAACATCGTGCAGATAGACCAGAATGGCACAGGGAATCAGGTTGGGAAAAGTTAAGGCTTAAATCAATGCATGATCATATTGGTAGTGGGGATGTGGTTTATTATGTTGGTGCAGAAGAAGGAGAGTTTCCCGCACTTTGTCAAATGTGGGGGGCAGAATTAGTTTTGTTTGAACCAAATCCTAAAGTATGGTCACATCTTCCATTAACCTGGACATCTAATAATCTAGAACTTCCAATGGTATGTATTCCTGGATTTGCATCTGATAAAACAAATGATCTTTCACGCATTTATTATAATGAGTGGCCACCAGAGGCTAGTGATATTATTGAAGCAGCACACGGATTTAAAGAATTATATCTTGAAGGTGATTCATATGGACAGATTACTATAGATTCATGCGTATATGATCATAAGATTAAACCTCCTACCGTAATTTCTTTGGACGTAGAGGGCAGTGAATGGAGGGTTCTAGGAGGGGCTGAGAAGGTGCTTAAAGAGCACAAACCTAAGATTTGGCTATCTGGACACCCAGAATTTATGCTGCAGCAATGGGATGAATCTCTATATGCTCTTAGACAATGGATAAAAGCATTTGGATATAAAGAAATCTTAATTGATTACCAACACGAGGTTCATTTGTTCTATGAGTAGTCTTATATTTTGTTCACATACAGATGATGGAATTTTTTCTTTAGGAGATTACATCCTTGATAGTAGTGATGATTTTACAATTGCATCTGCATTTGCTGGCATACCAACAGATGATGCTGGATATAAAAAACACACTACATTAAGAAAAGAACATGATGAAGCCTGTTCTATGGTAAATGCTAAAGTTATTAATGGAGATCTGTTAGATGATGTTTATGGGAAACAAAATGAAGATGATTTAATAAATTGGATAAAAAGTATAATTGTGGATTTTGATAATATTTATATTCCACTAGGAATTCATCATCCAGACCACGTATTTTTATCAGATACCTTATTTAATTTAATGAAACATTTTGATAAAAAATATTTTGTATATGCTGAGTTGCCATATAAATTATCATATCAAGATATGTATGAAACAAGATTAAAAATTTTTACATCACTTTGTGGTTTAAACAAAACTAATACTAATTTTACAAAAAATAAAATTAATGCAATAAAAAAATATGATTCACAAATAAAATACGTAAGTAATCCATCTATCATAGATGAAGAATTATTTGCACAACTTATTGCAGAAGAAGAGGTATGGGAAGTTTCAATATTAGATCATGCTAAGGTTTTTTGGGATAACGCTGCCAAAGATCCAGATGTAAGGTATAAATATATTGCAGACGAGTGGGCAACTACCGAAACATTTTTGGATCTTATAAAAAACAACAACAATGACTGGAACAATGTTTTAGAAATTGGGTGTGGAATAGGCAGACTGCTAGTTCCTTTTGCAGATATATACAAAGAATGCAATTTTTATGGAATAGACATATCTGATGAAATGATAAAACTTGCACCTAAGAGAGATAATATAAAGTATCAAGAACTTGCAAACAACCTTGATCTTGTATACTCAATGCTAGTTTTTCAGCATATTGAACACCAAGAAAAAATTAATTATATAAAACTTGCACATGATAAATTAAAAGTTGATGGTAACTTATTTTTTCAATTTGTTATTGGAGAAGATAACTCTCCATACTCTTATCAAACATCAAAGTCTGAGATTGATAATATATTAAAAGAAATAGGATTTAAAAACTTAATTTTTACAAATCATATGCATCCGCAATGGATGTTTGTCAGGGCTACAAAATGATTAAAGCATATATATATTCAACTAATCCATTAGACTCTGCAAATGGCAAATGGGATTACGGCTTGCTTAAAGAAGCATTCAATAGAAACCGTGTAGAAGAAATTGTAGTTACCTGCATTCCTAAAGATGATAGAGCTTTTGTTGTAATACCAGGCCAGGGAAATGCAGGTAGTGAAGAACAAATAAACAAAGAACTAGCAAACCTTAATCGTGTTGTATTATTTATAACTGGAGATGAGCAAGGTTTGTTTAATGTTGATGCTATTAAACATCTTAATATAAGTATTTGGATTCAATACCCGCACCAAAAACACGAAAAATACAATAGGTTTTTTATTGGAGTTCCCCAGCATTTAAAAAATAACCTGCCTGATTATCCTATTAAAGATTATGATATTTATTTTGGTGGTCAAATAACTCATCAACGCAGACAAGAGTTAGCCAGGGCCATGTCTGCAGTCAAAAACGCCCTATATTGCCCTACAGAGGGCTTTGCACAAGGGGATCCACCACAAGAGTACTATCGCAAACTGGCAAGCGCAAAAGTTGCTCCAGCCCCATCTGGTGCACAAGTAATAGATTCATTTAGGTTTTTTGAGGCAATAGAAATGTTAACCTTACCAATAGGAGATCGTAAAGATCCGAAGGGCAAAGAAATAAATTTTTACGACTATGTTTATGGCAAAAATGTTCCAATAGAATTAACTTACGACTGGAATGAATTGCCTAACATTTTTGAAAAACTAATGAATGATTATCCAGCAAATCTTCATAGAGCCGTATGCTGGTGGTTAAAATATAAAAGAGATTTTTCTTTTAAGATAATGAGACATTTAAATGAACATTAATGATGTAACTATTATCCTAGCCACCTCTGTAATTCCAGATCATCCAAGCACAGAGATGATAGAGCAAACAATTAAAGACGTTCGTGTTCATTTTCCAGATAATGAAATTATTATGCAAATTGATGGTCTTAGAGAAGAACAACAACATCGTAAGAAAGATTATGATGAATATAAAAATCGCATATTATGGAAATGTTTACATGAATACAAAAATGTATTACCTTTTATTTTTGAGGAACACTGTCATCAAACTACAATGATGTTTAGAACAATTGATGAAGTTAAAACATCTGTTCTTCTTTATATTGAGGGGGATGCTCCATTAACGCCAGACTTACCAATTGATTGGCAAAAGTGTTTAGATATGCTTGAATATGATAAAGCAAACACTATTCGTTTTCATTTTGAATCCTTTATTCCAAATGCTCATAAACATTTGATGCTGGGCATGGAAGATGGCTTTATGAAAACTGCACAATGGAGTCAAAGACCACACCTATCTAAAAAAGATTATTATAAAAATGTTGTTCTGCCATTCTGCCAAGAAAAATCTTTTATAGAAGATAGATTTCATGGAAAAATTCAAGACGATTCATTTCCTTACAACAGTTTCAGCGATGAGGGTTGGAACATTCATAAACTTTGGATATATCACCCAGAGGGCAATATCAAACGATCCTACCACCTAGATGGACGCCAAGGAACTCGTAAATTTACTTCAGATGATCAAGCCTGGGGGTATAAAGAATGAAACTAGGAATCATAGCAAGATCAGATAATACTGGTCTTGGTACTCAGACTAGAGAACTTGTCAAGATGTTAAATCCTAAAAAAGTTTTAGTTGTTAACTCTACCTTTTTTAATAAAAACAAACAAAATTTTGACTGGTATCAAGACTATGATTATACGGTAACACGTGCAGGATTTCCCAAACGTGGAGAGGTCATTTCTTTTCTTAGAGACCTGGATGTTGTATTGTCTTGTGAAACATTTTATAGTTCTTTGTTTGTAGATGTAGCAAGGGATATGGGAGTAAAGACTGTTCTTCAATACAACTATGAATTTTTATTAAATTTAGAACAAAAAGATGCCCCGCTTCCAGATGTTTTGCTTGCTCCAAGCCTATGGAACTTTGAAAAAATGCAGAAACTTTTTAGTGATAAGACCATTCTTGCCCACCTACCACCACCAACTGAAATAACATTATTTGATAAATCTAGAACTCACAACATGTCAAGAGTACATAACAGAATACTTCATGTGGGTGGTAAAAAAGCAGCACGGGATAGAAATGGAACAGACACTGTATTAGAAATGCTAAGATATTCTAAAGAAGATTACAACTTAGTCATAACATCTCAAACCGAATTTGATGGAAAACCAAGAGATCCTAGAGTATCTTTGCTGTATCAAAATGTTAAAAATAGACAGGATCTGTATTATGGTTTTGATGGTATGGTTTTACCAAGAAGATATGCTGGGCTATGCCTTCCAATGAATGAGGCTTTGATAAGTGGAATGCCTGTATTTATGACAGACCTATCTCCAAATAATCAGGTTTTGCCAAAAGAATGGCTTGTTGGTGCAACAAAGGTTACAGAGTTTAGAGCAAAATCTACCATAGATGTTTATGGTGCGGACCCTGTAGAATTAGCCAAACTCATTGATAATTATGTTGGCATGAATAAAAAACTAAAACAGCAAGTTAAGCGTGATGCTCTTCAAATTGGCATTGGATCTTTTTCCGTAGAAGTTCTTAAAGATAGGTATCTAGAACTTTTTGATTCTTTAAAATAAAAAGCGGGCCTATTTCTAAGCCCGCTCTCTTTTACAGAATAAATAATTACTCTGCAGCCTTCTTCTTTTTAGCCTTAGCCTTGCTAAGTGCTTCCTCAACAGCCTTTGCTGCTGGCATACGACCAAATGATGGATCGTTTGGATTAACTGCACGTGCTAGTACTGGGATAAGCGCTCCTACGAGTGCTGCCCATAGATCCTTTGGATCTGTTACTCCTGCAACGTAAAGTGCTGATGCTGCTCCGACTACTGAACGACCATAGGATGCAAGCATTGCTTTGTGTTCTTTTTTAAGTTCCATTTTTTCCTCCTAGGATAGAACCTTTATTAGTATAGCATAACCAGCCCAAAGACCAATAATTCCTGCGACTCCCGCAAAAACTGGTGGTGCTGGAACTGGCAATTTGAATGCAGCAAATACTAGGCCACACCCAAAACCTGTTAAAACGGACATTACGATTTCTTTCATATCTCCCCCATAATATAGTTTTCGTAGTGTTTTTTACAAAAATCTACAAATCTTGTTTCGGTTGAAGTCAATTTTTCACTTTCCGCTGTACAATCTTTTACTTCGCACACAGGATAAATGTATTCATAAACTTCTTCTGCAGTTTTTAATTTAAATTGAATCATTGCTTTGTGTTGGATTATCTAGCGGAGTTGGGGCAGTAGCAAAAGCACCACAATCATTACACTGAATGTCTAAATGATACATTCCTATTGTGTAGGTTTCTGGATCAAAAGATACTAAGGCTCTAAACAATACCCCTCCACAATTAGGGCATGTACAGGTTGGAATTCCTCTAGCGTCTATCAATTGTTTCTTCTGGAAGAAATTTTTTAAGATCTTCCATCTCCTTTGAAATTTTTTTCAAAGCGATATCATATGGTGGCATAGTGCCTTCTATTGCAGCCCCATATTTATTGTAATGGTTAATCTGTGGTTCTACCTCTTGAACAAATTTTTGTAGACCATTTTGCACCTCTTCTATATATTGAAATGCCCAGTCACGAGAATCAGATAAAAATTTTATAAAGTTTTGAGTGTGAACATCCGAATCACTTATTGCTGCCGTTGTTTTAAAAAAGTTTTCTTGTGCTTGCTCTAGTTGAGCCTGAGAAATTAAAAGTTGTGCAAACGCCTCTGTTAATTTTTTTGATCTATAAACTGAAAGTGTATATGCAACAGCAAAAGATACAGAAAAAATTCCAAGAATTAATGTTAGAACGTCCATATACCTATTGTACTCTACTTTCATGAGTTACCCAGTAGTATTGACACGGCGTTTTGCGATCTGGACAGCAAGGGTTATTCCAAGGACTATTCATAGAACTTTGAAACCTAGCATAATATAAAGGATCTTTTTTAAATAAATTTGCTCTATGTGTTGTAATTACACGCATAAGCTTGTTATTGTCAAGCATCCAGGAAGGTGGATCGTAGTTCCAACTATCTCCAACCTTGCCGATTAAGACATTTATATTTGATTCATTACCTGTTGTATTTATTCCTCGAAATTTTGCCTCTTTGACCATCTCAGAAATATAATAAAATAAATGCCCCTCATGATTTTTCCACATCAAAACTGCTGGATGATTACGCCAACCACCAGTTTTTGACATGCCAGAATTTACATTAAGAATCTGATAGCCCTCTAAAATTTGTTTGTTTAGTCTTTTGTTATCAAGCAATTCTGCACACCTTGCAAAATTTGATGATGGTAAAAATGTTTGCATTATTTTGTTACCATTTCTTGACACCTTGTACACATTTTATAGTTATTGCCAGTAAATGGACATTTGCCCAAATCAACATAATTGTGATTTTTTGCAATACAAATTAAAGATTTAAACATTAATCTAATCATTTTAGTGGCTCTCGTGTTACCATTACGATAGCCCCCTCCATCTCCAAAGCCTTTTTGACTAATGTTACATACTTTACTGCATCTATCTTTTCATCATGACTTAAAGGCAGAAAAGATCTTTCATCTAATTTTATCGTAATGAAGTGTTCGTTGTCAATAATAGAAATAGTAAAGTTTTTTGGCGCTGGTATAGAATGAAAAGCCCTACGCATATTGTCTGTATACATACTTACCCCATTGTTAATGCTTGCCAAGTGTAAGACCAATCTTTTTTGGTCTTATGATTATTAAATTCTTTTGATATCTCGCCATCTTCTAGGTATACTCCGCCCCATACTCCCCATTCTTTACCAGATACCCCCACTGCAAAACACTTTCTTGCCATGGGGCATGTGCGACACAAAGAGTCTACGAACTCTCTGGTTTCTGGATTTTCTTCGTATGTATCAAAGAAAAGGTTTGTTTCGGATCCCAAACACAAAGCATCATCTTTCCATAAATGTTGCTTCACGTTTACATCCTATACTTATTCGGTATATCCCATCCTTTGGTTGTTACTGGATAAGTTGTCTGGACGTACCATTGACTACCAACCCTAACACCATTAATAGCAGTTCTACCAGCCTGGGTAGGGCGACGATCAACCACATCCCAACCAATCCAACTCAAGTTTTTATACTTTTTAACTATTTTTTCCATTAAGTCTAAATCTTTTATTTCCATTTATATTCTCTTTTCATAAAAATCTAACCAAGAATTTCTAAAAACATCCCAGGAAAATTTATTATTTATTGTTTCTGCTTGACTGCCTGGATCAAATTCTCCCTTTTTGATCATGTCAATTGCTGTAGTTATCTTTTCTTTAAAGATTTCCACATGTTGTTTTTCTGTTTTACCATCTATATCATATGATATTCCTAAGCCACTACCAACTTCTTTAAGGGAGCCAAATGTGCTGTAAACCGATAAGCAGTTTGCACTAAGCCCCTCAACAAGAGATAGACAGAATGTTTCATGCCAACTGCTCGTATGCATAAATATATGAGAACGAGACATATGATCTAGAACCGTTTTGTGTGGAGTCTTACCGTAAAAATAAAATCTTGGATCTTCTAAGATTTTCTTATTAGCACTGTCTGCTTTGATTAAATCTGGAACAATCTCGTTAAATATGCTTAGTCTAAAATCAACATCTAATTCTGAAAGAGCCTTAAGGCCTATCTCCAAACCTCTTCCTGGAGAAGACGTGTATATTAATTCTGGAACTTTTACATTTTCAAACCTTGATAAATCATTTATTACTGGATCTATAGCGTTATATATAACAAGCACCTTGTCTGGATCTATGCCAGTTTTCTTTATTACATCCTGCCTGTGATATTCAGAAACAGTTATAATATATTTTATTTTAGCAAGAAACCTTTTATCTGTAAATATATAATAGAGTTGATAACCAAACTGATCAACAAGATTATGAAGCCATATAATTATTTCTTTAGGTTCATAAACAAGTTCAAAGTATGATTTATCTGTTTGACCTGGAAGAATTAAACAATTATATTCTTTTAATTGTTGAACATACGGAGCAACATTTTTATGAAAATGCCTGGCCATATATTCAGTACCGCCAAAATACTCTTCCTTATAACAAAAAAATCTTGGATCTTGAGTTGTCATTAGTATCTAAATATCCCCACTTCTTTACCTTTTAATTCTGCATTTGCGATTAACTTTGACACAGCTTGTTTTGGTTTACTTAAAAAAGCAAAGTAGTCCATGTCATCCATATTCTCTTCAACCCAAGAAAATGGCACCTTGTAATACTTTATCTTTTTACCTCTGGCTTTCATTCCTCGTTCTGACAGATTGCAGAACTCAGAAACCATTGAGTTAATTCTGGCAGGTCCTACAGAATAAACATAGAAATACTCATCTGCTTCTTTCATGCTGGACATTGCTACACCCATAGCACGAAGGAATACATTGTATTCATCAAAATTGCTAGTTCCCTGAACTACCACGTTCATTCTTATCACCTCTACCTAAATTATCCAGTATAAAGAGCATTTTGTCAAGTTCCTTCTTAGACATACTTGAAGTATCTACTGGTCTTGCGTTTTCAAAATCTGGTCTGCCGTCAATGACCTCTGTACTAAAAAAAATATTATCAGATACCCAATATGCTACTTCATCTTCTGTAACAATTATTTTTGTGCTTTGTCTTTCTTTTCTTTGTTCAAGTTGAGATTTCTTTTTTGTTTGAGATGTTTGTCTTAAAAAAAACTCTTTTAAAAATGCATGGGTATCACTTTGACGATAGATAACTCTTTTATTGGATATTTTTCTTTTCAAACCAATCAAATAAATAATTAAAAAAGAAAACGCCAGTGCCAACGCACCAATAATCCCATATTCCATTTTTATTATTCAGATTTGGTTTTTCTTTCAGCAGTTACCTTTGTTGCTGTAACTGGCTGAGAGTTATTTAAAAGTAGTTTGTTATACTTCAACTGCCACTGCAAATTAGACAACTCTAAATCTGATGCTCTTTGTTTGTAGAAAGTAACAATTTGTTTAATTTCTTCAATACCCAAGTCTTCCATGTACTACCCCCTAGTACTAAATGCGCTACCTTCCCAGGCCTTTACTGCTTTATTTCTTTCACGTTCTGCAATTTTACGTGACCAGGAAAATCCAGCGTCCCCTCCCCATGCGTCCCACATTATGCGACCATTTGAAGGATTACTACTATTATAGAAGTCTTTTCCCTTTTTGTCAACTTCATGACGGGAAAAGAAAGAATACATTCTTTTTACGGTAGAAAGAGACATTGCTCTACCAGCAACAATATCTGTTGCACGTCCCCATCCTACTGGAGTTCCTGCCCCTTTGGCTTTACCCTCGGCTTTCCAGCGCAATGCACGACGTGCTGCTGCCTTCATTCCAGAGGTTGGGGTATATGTTTCTTCTTTGTGCATATCTGCTGGCTGCACTACCTTTGTTCTACTTTCCATTTTTCTTTTCTCCATATTTTCCAAGAACTGCTTTTAAAGTTCCATCTTTACGAAGTCTAACAATCATTCCGTTTTTAATTTGCACGGTATTAAAACCATCATGTCTTTTAAATTTTCCAGATGACATTATTTTTTAAATGAGTTAGGATCTAACATAGATCCATCCCAAATATCCTTAGTTGTTTTAATTCCTTCACCTTTATATGTTCCTCCACGACGCTTATATTCTTGAACCACCCAAGAATTTGCTACTGCTGAAGGATATACATCAAATTTATCTTTTGCTTCACGCTGAACTCTTGCATATAGTCGTGGATTTGATGGAGTTGATCCTCCACGTCTTGGCTGAATAAATTCATCATAGTTTGGTTTTTTTGCTTTATCAATATCGTTTTCATCTTTATTTATTTTTCCTACGGGTACACAATTAGGAACCATTCTGCCATCTTTTTCTTTCATACCTTGCTGCTCATATCCTACCCAGCAAGCCTTGGTCATGTTGTCCCATTTATCTTCATCTTCATTGTCTGAATGATAAGATTTCATTGTTTCTTCGCCATCCATACTATGTGTTTCAATATCTATTTTTTCTGCATTTACATACATCATACCAATGCTGTAAGCAGTTGGTTCCCAACCACCATCTTTTTCTTCATAAATTCTAACAGACATGGCAGGGTTCTCTGGTGGTTTTGACTCAAGAGCAAATCTGCTTCCAGGAGTTCCAAGAGTTCCGCCTTCGGTCATGATGTGTTCAATCATTCCATGAACAAGGCCTTCTGTTGTTGCGCCCATGACAAAATCACCCTCTTTAAGAGTGTGCATATTTTTGCCGATGTTTCCTTCAGATTGATTTATAGCATAGATCTGTGCTGCAGCCTGTGCACGAGTATCATGACAGCCCATTACCTCGTTGGTTCCCTCTTTTAAAGCAGGGTATCCAGAACAACCGTACGAACCCTTAGCACCTACACGATATGGCATAATAAGATTATATCAGACTTCTCGGCTCTTAAGAAGCCGTTTGATTTCCTCCAAAGACCATCTCTGCTGCTTTGTTAGTTTATTGAGTTCTTGATCTAGAAAAGCCTTATCTGTTAACTTTACTATGGGCTCCTCAAGCATAAGGTCTACATTTACAAAACCCTTTTCCCACAGCCCCATAATTTCAGAATTAACGAAGTTTAAATGATCGTTATATAACTGAACATTTATTTTTTTCATTTTAGACGTAAAGGTATACAGGAGTTCCCCAGTATCTGAATCTACACCAGCGACCTCAAGGCCTCCTGAAAGAACTAGTTTTTCTATATCGTTAGTTTCGTCATTCATTTTATAAAATTCTCCAACTGATCTTGTGTTTGAGCACCAATAATTCTATTTTTTTCTATACCGTCTTCAAATAAAATAAAAGTAGGCACAGATTTTATTCCAAAATGTTTAACAAGATCTCCAGAATCATCTACATCGATTATTTGAAAAAGAGCATTTTGTTGATCGTGATTTAGTTTTTCAACTATCGGTCTTGTTTTTTTACAAGGCTGACACCACTCTGCAGTAAAGTAGTATACAGTTTTCATTTTCCAGACTTTGCTCTGGCTGCTTTTAATAATTCAAAATCTTTTACTTTAGTATCTCCCATATATCCCCAAGCGTAGCCATCGTTTATCATCTTATCATTTAAAGATTCTGTATCCCCATTGATATATACCCAACCTAAAATGCGACCATACTTCTCAGATGAGTCCATCTTTTCAGTCTTGATAACAACAGACTTTGCATCTTTTAAATGCTTCTTTAGATACTCTTTAGATTCAAGGCCAAGGGCCTTCTCTTTAAGATCCTTTGTGCGAGACTCTGGGGTATCAATACCCGCCAATCTTACACGGGATTGAAACAAAATATCAAACCCTAAATCAATCAGAACGTCAATGGTATCTCCATCTACTACGTTCTCTACTTTTCTTACATAATATTCATACATTAGTTTGCACTCCCTATGGCTTTATTTTCAATTAGTCTTTCACGTTCATCTGTAACCTCAAGCATAAAAGACATCATCTTTGTGTATGCATCTGGGTTATTCATAATCTTTTCATAATGGTGTCCACAAAACATTAAATCTCCAGTAGAACCTTTGACAGAAACATAAGCCTGTGCCCCACAACTATCGCATCTATCGGTAGCCTTAAGGCTCCATTCTTTTTGCTTTACGCTGGGATGATCTTTTACTATTAGACTCATGATCTAAGTATATCTCTACTTTCTGTTGTCAGTTGAATAAAATCCAGAACCATTAAACAATACACTGGGAGCAGAGTTCCAAATTCTGTTCATACTTTTTGAGCAACAAACTGGCTGTCTGTCTTCACCAAAACCTCGCTCAAACTCAATTACAGAGTTACAAACATCACATTTATAGTCATATTTAGGCACATCTGCTCCCTTAGTATCTAACAATTATAGCATTATACTTATTTGATTGTTAAAATTTTTGGCTGTTTCTCTTTTGGTAGATTTCTGACAATGCGAATATTTAGCATTCCATCTTTTAGTTCTACCGTAGAAACTTCCATGTATTCACTTAACTCAAAAATCCTTGTGAATTTACGTGCAGCGATACCTTTGTGGACAACCTCTGCATCTGTTACGGTTGTAATTTCACCTGTAATCCAAAGACTTCCGTCTTCAATGGAAACAGTTAGATCCTTTTTGGTAAACCCAGCAACTGCTAGAGTTAACTGGTAGTTATCTTCGTCTAATTTCAATAAATCATATGGCGGGAAAGCACCATTGTTTACTTTGCTTAGACTATTAAATCGCTCCAACTCTCTGTTGAAGCCAATAAAAAATGGATCCTTGAAAAGATCCAGTGCATACGAACTTGCCATCTTTTTCTCCTTTTCAGCGAGTAAGTAGTGCACCCCCTTTTGGCAGGTGCACTAACTATTATAGCACTATCCTAAGATATTGACAAACAGATTTGTCTTTACCCCGTTACCCTCAGCATATTTTCCAATAGACTTTAGATAGTCATATGTTGCTTGATAACTACCCTTGTAATTTTTTGCCCAGTATGCAGAAAATGCAGCGGTTGCAGCAGAAGTTCCCATTGCCCTACCAACACTTGTATTGTATGTGCCCAGAGCATAGAAGTCTAAGTCTGGACCGCCATTACTATAATTTTCTACATTGCCACGCTCTCCTACTGATCCTACAGCGACTGCTTCAGGAGTACATGCTGGTGTATCAACACGAGCAGTATCATAATTATTTCCTGCAGCAAATACTGTGGCTACACCAATTCCTTGAAGAGAAATAATACTTTCTCTAAGTGCTTGGTTAATTGGACAATAGTTTGCACCAGTCTTTAAACGTGTGTGATTTCCTACAGATGCAGAAACTGCAACAATATTAAACTTAGTCTTATTTGTAGAAACCCACTTTAAAGCCTCGTTGACAAGATTATCGTCATAATATCCTTGACGACCTGTGTTTGTCATTGAAACCACACGAATAAAAACAATATTCATGTCTTTATTAACAGCAGATGCAATTGTTGACATAATGGTTCCATGCTGAAAACCATTTTTATATAGTTGTGATTCAGGAAGGCTTGCTGCTCCTGGACCCTCCATAAATGCTTTTCTGTTTGGACAACGGATTTCATAAAGAATACATACTTCATGAATTACATTTACCCTTGATGTGTCAATTGCTGTATCAATAATAACAATTGATGGTTTTTCATTTGCAGATACCGCTGGCAAAAATGCAGCGATAAGAATAACTGCCAATAGCCCCACTATTTTTTTCATTACTACCCCTCTATCATTAATCTAACTACGTGTTGGCATGGGTCGCCTCCTGCTTCCCACTCTTCTAACTCTTCTTCACTCATGTACTGATATCCACCATCATGAGTACTACAGAAAGGTTCTGTTATCCATCCCCTTTCAATTCCACTTTCTATCCAAATGCCAAATTCCTGCTCTTCTGGAGACAGGTCTTCTTCATTTATGTCATTCATCTATTTAGTATATACCTAAATGCTTAGAATGTCAATAGGACCTTTGCAGGATGGAGAGTGATTTATAGCAGCCTGAACTGATGCAACAGCCCTTTTTCTTGTATCTTTTGTTTTTTGTGTAGCATAAAGTGATCCTAGTGCAATATCTCCACCAGAACCCATAGTTACATAGTCCTGTTCGTATTGTGTTAAAGACATATCGCCAGAACTGTGCTCATATATTTTTCCACGAACACAAATTATCATGCCAAAATCAGCAGTTGATGTTGTGTCTACCCACCACTCCTCATAAAATTTTCTTAGAGATTTAAGGAATCTACTATACATAAATTTATCAACACTTCCACGACCTTCAAATTCTGGCGGTACAAATAAATGCCTTATTCTATCTCCATCCATAGATCCAGCATATCCAAATAGATATCCTTCTTTTTTCCAAATCTTTGGACTTGATCCAACAGCAATAGAGTTATCATCTGAAATACCACGATCTCCAGCCATCCAAATCTTATTATCTATTGCATCTTTTACAGCGACTATACAGGTCAAGACAGCCCCCTAACTTGGTATTTAGTATATCATCTAACTAAAAATGTGTCAATTACTTAATAGCTTGTCCACATGTTGGACAGGTTTTACCTTTGTTGGTTTTGTTAGGTGATTTTGTAGTAGATTTTTTTTCTAAATTCCCGCCAAACTTAGGACGACCAAAGCCAACAATTGAAATCATGACTCCAGCTTTGTTCTTTTTAAAAGCACGAAGTTGCTTGCAAACTTCTCCACCATTTCGTTGACTTCCAGATTTCTTTGAAGATGTATTGCCTTCTATACACCAGACAGTCCCATCTTCATTGTCTTTTACAACAATGCCTACGTGCGAAATCCTATCGACACCATCTGAGGGAAAATCAAAATAAACTACATCACCTGGTTCTGGGTCTGCTAAATCTCCATCAATCCATGAGCCAGCCTTCTTAAAAGCCTGTGCACCACCTGGAGTGTAAACAGTATTAGGAATCTTTACCCCAGCCTCGTTTGCACACCAATTAACAAAACTTCCGCACCATGGCTGGAAATTGGCTTTCATAAAAGCGCCGTATTTGGTTTCGTTATCTTTAGGGCCTTCAATAGTTCCTAACTCGGCTGTAGCAACCTCAATGAAACGTGCTGCTGTTCCTTGGTCTGCCATTATTCGTCACCCTTTGAACCCTTAGCACCAAAGTAACCACCAATGATTCCGATGACACCGCCAAGTGCTGTTTGAACAAGAGTCATAACATCTGAGGAAACCTCTACGGCTTCTCCTGTTGCCTGTGTCTCAATTCCTGCAACTACATAGTCTCCAACAATTGCCATTCCAATTGCAGTCATCACTCCTACTGCAAGAATAAACATAACTTTATCTTTCATTATTTGTTCCAATCTGTATCTACTGGTTGTTCTTCTGGCATTGCGCCATCTGGCTTTGCTGCTAAACGTGCTGCAGTTGCATCAATTTCTGCTTCAAGCTTTTTATCTGCCTGAGTATTTCTGGCATCCATTTCCTTGTTAGCAAGTTGCGCTGTCATGATATCTTTGGCACCAGAGTTTCCAATTAATAATCCAGCAAGTGTTCCTGTAATAAAAGTTGCTACGCTACCAAGAACATTAAAAAACATCTTATCGTTTTCTGATTGTCCTGTGATTGGTTGTGTTACAAATATAAGGGCATACATTATGCCTGTTGATGTTAAAAATAAAATTGAACCTAGCGTTATTCCTAATATAAACTTTAACCTAGCATCTAAATCTGCT